CCACCTGCAATATCATATTTTCCTCCCGATTCAATAGATGCAACTACATTTCTAAAGACATCAAAATCTTCCTGAGAGAATCCCATGGATGCAACAATGGGATTTTCTGCCGTAGTGGATTTATTAGATGATGGGATGATGGGTTGTGTTGGTGTTACATTCGGAACTGCTGCTGGTTTATTCATGGGCAAACCAGACTCTGGATCTATATCAGCATTTTTTGTTTCACTATCACCTTTCAATTTTCTTCCACTCTCATGAACTTTACCACCACCTGCAGCGTAAAAAGTTCCACTCAACATTTTAGGTATGTTGGTTCCACCACCTGCAGCATTCATCGATGCAAGAGTGTCTGCGCCATATTCTTGTACAGCACCACGACTCATAACAAATTCACCAGGTGTAAGCATGGCAGGAACTGTATCTGTTCCCATTGGTGTCATTCCACCACCAGAAAATCCGTAAGGGACTAATCCTCCTTCACTAAACATCATGCCAAGTCCTTGTTGGCGAACCATTTCTCTTCTTAACTGAGTTGCAGAGGGAGTCTGATCATTAGATTTGTCTTTGTCTTGTCTACTCTCAACAAATTCTTTTGGTGTTACTGTTCCAGCATCATCTGTTTTATTTTCTTCTTCTCGTGCTCTTTGATTTTGTATAGCCAAATACGCTGCACCGCCAGCAGCAAGAATCGCTGCTGTTGCGACAGGATGTGCCAGTGCAAGTCTACCAAGAGTCATCACAAGTTTTGGAATGAACTTGGCAGTCATAAGGATTAATCTTGTGATAAATCTACCAAGAGAATTACCAAATAATAGATATGCAGCAAGAATTGCTGGCCATGTCTTCTCTAAGAACTTACCAATCGCAGTTAGTTTTCTTTGATTTTTACCATCACTAATCCAATCAATTAGTTTGACAAGGAATCTACCTATTAGAATTGTTTTTATGAAATCAAATACTCTTTCAAAAAGTCCTTTGACTGGACCAAGAACTTTGTTCGCTGCCTTCACCAAACCTTTGAAGACATTACCTTCTAATTTTTCTTCACCACTCTTTCTTCGTCTTCTCTCAGCAGATTGTCTTTCTTGGTTTGATTGTTTCTTGTCAAACTCATTCTGCTTTATCAGAGTATCACGAATTGACGTGACAATCTTCAGAATCTCTTCAAGAATATTACTACCTTCTTGAGGAACTGTTTTGCTTATTTTGTCTGATTTAACTAAGGCACCTGGTTGCCTTTTAACTAAGGCACCGCCACCACCTCTTCCTGGTAGTGCTGTTGATCCTGTTGCAGATTGTTTTTTATCTAATACTTTCTCTACAAAATCTTGGAATCCGATCTTATCGTTTCTCTTCTTAAATCCTTCCTTTCTCTCTTCAGGAGATAATTGCTCACCACCAATGGTCCCCTCAGCAGTAAGTTCATCAACATACTGCTGGTATCTTTCACCGAAAAACTTAGAACCGAACTTACTTGATGGCATTCCTTTGCTTTTGTTTTAATTCTTCTTCCTCAAGATGCTGTTGTAATAATGCAACGTAGATGTCTCGTTCCCAAGGCATCAAGTTTTCAATCTCAGTTAATGAATATTTATGGTACTGTATCAAAGCAAAGTTAAGTCTGTAGTAGTTCTCCAGATCCATATGGATCAGGGCTATGCGAAAAAACCCGCAAGACCCTCAATCACTACTTCATTCTCTTTCTTTGTCTTAGGATTTTTGACCTTAATTGTATGAGACAACTTAGGCATGGTCTCAAAGAACTTCTCAATCTCCTTGAACTGAGAGGAGTTCATCTGTTCAAGGAACTCCACAATCTCTTTCTTAGAGCAATCCTCCACTGCCCAAACTTCATCTTCGGTAAATATCTTATCGATGCAAGTTGCAATCAAATCAAAGGATTGCTCCATGGCATTCTTCTCATCAAAGTCAAAGTTGTTTTTGATGAACTGATCCAGTGATGGATACTTCATCTCCATCATAATATTGGCATCGACCTTAATCCTGTTTGTATGATCTTTGTTCTTCTGAACTTGAATGTCATCCAGATTAATCGTCACAGGAACTTGTGTCTCGCCATCATCTTGACAAGTAACATTTACTTCAATCTCTTCGCCAACGGATTTACCACGAATGTTCAAGAACAAGTATTCAATATCAAAGGTGGGAAGATCCTCTACTTTAATACCTTTTGTCTTGATACAGTTCTTGATAACGTTTTTGATTGCAGTTGTAATTTGCTTGGTATCCTCACTCTCCAAAGCAATCACAAGAACTTTCTCTTCCTTTACAAGGAAGGGTCTGTACTCAATCGTTTGTCCTGTCGATGGTAGTTCAAGTTCATATACCGGTGTGGCAATCTTAGGTAAAGGCATGATGTCCTATAGAATTTTTCAGTATTATTATTTATTAACCGATCCCAGCAGATCTTAATAAATCATTTGCTCCAAGTGGAAGATTATTTCCAAACAGATTGAGGAATGATTGTGCGTTAGATTGTGCTTGACTTGATGGATTAAATCGATTGGCTGGATTAGATCCTCCCTGTGTTCCAGTTTTAGTTGGAGCCCTCAGTACAATGTACCTAATATAACTCATTGATACAGTGACCTTCAAAAGAGATGATGCATCAAAAGAAACTGGCATTGATGAGATACTCAGAGGGAATGATCTGATGAAGTGATAGGTCAGTTCTTGTTGATAATCTCTCTCAAACTTAATTACTTTCAATCCTTGATCAGCAATGTAATCATTGGGATACTTCACCCGATAATTATAACTTCTTGATGCAAGGTTTGGAGGTTGATCAATAGTAGGACCACCTCCACCCGAAAACGGATTATCATCTTGCTTCTCATTCATAATGAAACTAATCCATCCCTCGAAGAAACGAATTGCTGTGTAGTTTTTAGCATCCACATAAAAAGTCAGATCAATTCTATCATCAAACTGTCTTCTATATGCGTGCTTCTCTGTCACACCAGTGCGATCATTATTGTTTTCAAGAGTTGCTAACTGAGATCCTGGGAGACTTGCCTCAGAGCAAGACAAATTTACAGTATCTTGTTCAACACCAAGAAATTTTCTAAGTTCTTGGGGAAAAGAAAGTTGCACCTCAAAGTGAGAGGTAAGGGCAGGTCTTAATAAGTTAGATTTAATGTCTGATACAGACCTTGGAGTAGGCATCTATAAATAATTTTTAACCTTATATATTATGTATGGCAGAAAGTATCAAGAGTAAATACAAACCATCATATCCAAGTAAATATAAGGGCGATCCCAGTAATATTATATGCCGAAGTAGTTGGGAACGCAAGTTTTGTCGTTGGTGCGACTTGAATGAAAATATTTTACA